ATTATTTTACTACCATTATTAATATTTATTATCTCATCTTTAGTTACTTTAAATTCTTGCGATACATTTAGCAGTTCTAACTTTTCAATAAATTCAGGAATGATTGAAATACTCGCAGCTCTTAAAGTATATCTTGTAAATAATACAGTGTGGCCTGCTTGATATGTAAGCATTAACAATAGTGTATTAATAGCAAATGACTTTCCAGAACCACGTCCACCAGTTACAATGAAATAACGTGCATCTGATGTTTCAAATACTTTATACTTACTGCTTAAACTTAATTCCACTAATTAACTTTTTAAAATCGTGGTTTACTGTTTCACTTGTATTTAAATCAACTGTATCTTTGTTTTTGCCATATGCAGAATCCATTAAACTATTGTAAGCGTTTGTATCACCTTTTTCAATTGCTTTAAGTAATACTGCTGCTGTCATTCTATATTCATTGCTTAACCATTCATTTTCACCTGTCATAGGGTTTTCACCTTTAGACAATTGCTGAAGTATTTCTTTTACTATTGTGCTTCTGTTTTTTGTTCCTTTAGGTCTTCCTGCTGGGTTTCCGCTTTGTCCTTTTTTGTATGGTATTAAATCTTCTTTACTCATCTTCTTTGTTTTGTTCTTGTTCTGTTTTTATATTTACATCATCATTTTCATTTAAATATTTCAATAACTTTTCTTCTGCTTCTTTTTTAAGCTTGTGTTTCTTCTTCATATTCTTCAAATAATCTTTTCATTGTGTTATATAATTCTTTTACGCAGCTTCCACAAGTTGATGGTTTTCTTGTGTCGTTAAATACTCTATTATGTATTTCGAGTAATGCAGTTTGTTCGCTTGCTGATAGTATTAATTTATTTACTTTAAAAAAAGCTTTTAAAAACATATATTCAGCTTCATTCAAACATTCTATTTGTTTATAAGGAAACATTTTATTTAATCTTTCTTTTCTTATATCGCATCCGCAATCTTTTCCAAGCTTGTCGAATACCCAATCTGTGGCTGCTTTTATTCCTGTTGCTTTAGTTATCTTTTCGATACTGTCTCCAAGTCCTTTACTTTTCATTTAACTTTTTTTTTATATTGTTTCTACATTTATTTATTGTGTTATAAACTGTAACGTGGCCAAGCTTTGTTTCTTTTGCAAGTGTTCTTACGCTATTAAATTTCTTTACATATAGTTTAAATAGTTTTCTATCGAACCAGTGCATATCTTGTAATATTTCTTCAATCTTTGTTGTTAGTTCTTCAATGTTTTCTTTTTGTTCTTCAGCTATGTTTGTTAATACTATATTATCTGTTTTTGGTATCTTATTGTCATTGTTAGCTTGGTGTTGTATTATTTGTTGTATAGTTCTTTTTATAATTCCATAGTGTGGTTTGTCATTTATTATAACTTGTTGCGGTTCTAATTTAGCTTCTTCTAATTGTGTATATATACTTAAATACATTTCTTGTATAATATCTTTTACTGCTTGTTCATCCTCCCTGTATAATAAATTAGAAGCTATTTGAAGCCACTTTTCTTGATGCTTGTGTAATATGTTTAAAACATCATTTGTTTTCATTTCTTAGCTCGTCAAGTTCTAAAAGTAAATTAACAAAATCTTCATATCTTAAAGCTGCATAATCATTTTCGAAATTCTTTGTAAATACTACAATAGGTGTTTTTCTTGTACCTGCTGCATCGCCTTCGCTTTGATGTAATGCTTTCCAGATATTAAGCTTTTCTTGGTTCTTACATTCCCAGCTATATTCTGAAAGTATTCCGCTTGTAGTTAGAATGTCGCCTTTAATAGATAGTCCACCACTGTTAGGTGTTCTTCTTATATTCGTATCAAATTTCTTTGCTAAATCTTTTGCAATTCTTAATTCAAAACGTTTTCCTTTTTGATTAGCATTCAACATCAATTGTATTTTTGAAAGTGTTTTCTAATTTGTTTTCCAAGTTCTGCATCATTAGAATATAAAGTACACAAATAATTAATGCTATTTTCAACAGGATAATCAGGATTATTATAGACAGTGTCTTTTGTTTGTCTGTACTCATTTAAACTTCTTTTTTTCATAACTCATTTTTTTCGTTTCTATCATCTATAAATGTTTTAAATAATAAAACAAAACAACATCCAGCAATAAAGCATAGGATGTGCGATAATAACATTAAGTAAAATATCTTGTTCATTTTTTAAAATTAGTTAATTTATTTTTAAGTTCAGCAGTTTCTTTATATGCTTTTACATTTTGTAAAGTTACTAAAGTATTTTTTCTATTTAACTCATCTAAAATACTTCTTAACTCTAAAATCAATTTTAAACTACTTTGCAGCGTTTCTACTGCATCTAATTTAGATTGTGTTACTTTACCACTCTTTAAGCCTTCTTGAGCTTTTAAAAGCAATATTTCTAATTTATTCTTTGTTATTGTATAATCTAAATCTGTCATCTTAAAACATTCTTAATTGTGATTTGTGTTGTTCAATTCTTTTCATTGCTGCTTCATAGTATTCATCATCTAACTCACAAGCTGTTAAATCATATCCTAAGTTGTGGCAAGCGATAGCTATTGAGCCACTACCTAAATGTGTATCAAGTATTTTGTCACCCTCTTTGGCGTAGTTATGTAAAAGCCACTCATAAAGCTTAACAGGTTTTTGTGTTGGATGTATCTTATTATCGCAATCATTTATATAGGCATCAGCTCTACTCATATTAAAAATCTTAAAAGTATTAAAAGATGTTTTTGCTAATTCTCCTTCTTTCATTTTTAAATTTTTAAACTTATTCCATATTATCACGCCTTCTAAATGTAAATTAAAAAAATAGTTACCACCCCAAATAATATGATTTTTACTTACTCTTTTAAGCTCTTTAAAATATATATTATTAGGTGTTTCAATATCCCATTTACTTTTATGATATTTTTTCCATTTACCTCCATTAGATATTCTATTGCTTTCACTTTGTTTGTTTTGTTTTATATCTGCATTAATACCATAAGGAGGGTCTACTATTGCTAGGTCAAAGTAGTTATCTTCATACCTTGCCATAAGTTTCATATTATCTTCGTTAGTAATAGTCATCTTTTTAAATCTTCTGAATATAAAAATTCATCACCAAGCTTTTTATCAAGCGTTTTAATTAATCTATATATTATTAAACTTTTTCTTTTTACTTCTTCTTTTTCTTCTTTAGTTGAATCAGTTCCAAGATTAGCATATAAATTGCAATCAATATGTAATAGCTGGTCAATCTTCTGTTTGTCGCTCCAAGTTTTATATTCCATAAACTTAGCTATGTTTTCATAATTATATTTCATTGTTTTTGTTTTAAAATAATTCGCTTTGTTTTACATTTTGTTTTCTTATTATTCCTAAAGCAGTTTCTAATATTGTTTTTCCAGCTTCATAGTCAACCAAGTTTCTTGACATTTTACCTCTATGCTGTTTTCCTTTATATTTGTAAAAATCATAATTATGAAACTTAGAAAATCTATCAACACTACCTTTACCTATCATCTCAGGGCTTTTTCGCTCATTTAAACTATTAGGCAAATTAAAGTTAGTCCAATACAAATGCCTTCCTCTTTTATGTGCAGGAATTAATGGTTCATAAAAAGGAATAACATTTTCTACACAATACTTGCCTTTATAAAACTTATTTAATAAAATAATTTCTTCATAAAGCTTCATATCAGGGTATTTAATTTTTCGATCAGCTTTACATAAAGTTATTCTGCTATGAGTAGGACAAGGAGGACTACTCCAAATAAAATCGTATTCTTTAAAATGATTAAGCAAATATTGATGTGCGTCAGCTATAATTACAGTATCATCAGGAAATCTCTCTTTATATAGTCTTGCAGCTTCTGGGTCTAATTCAACTGCTGTTACTTCGATATCATTTTTAACTTCATTCCACTTGTAACGGTTACCACCTAAACAAGCATATAAATTTAATATTTTCATTGTTTTTGTTTTAATACGTTTATACCTCCTATTGTGAAACCTAATCCACTATTATAATCAAATCTTAATGGTTCTCCAAGCATTGTTGGTTTTCCTCCAGTCTCCTTGTCTTTAATTTTATAAACGTGAACTTCGGTCATCATCCATAATTTATCGTGTGAAATCAAGCGGTGCAAACAAAGTAGATTGTCCACGCGATTTGGAAACACCTGCCCTCCCTCGCAGTCGGCTTTTCTTGGTGGTTGTATATGCCCGTTCAATGTATGGTCTGGCGGATATACTCTCCTTGCTGCTTCTGTTTGTGGATGCATAGCTATAAACATTGTTTTACCTGTTTTGTTGCAAAACTCTCTTACATCATTACATACTTGATAGTTTCTTTCAAATTGTGATATTCTTCTATCGTGGTTAATCGCAGTGTAGGGGTCGATTAAACATCCATCGCAATCTTCTTCTTCAAATATCTTTAATAGTTCTTTATGATTGTAAAGTTTTTTATTATCTACAAATTTAAAATACTTACTAATTTCGTCGTGATAGAACAAATATTCGTTTAAGTCTTTAATTGCTTCACCTGTCCACATTTGTATAATATCTCTTTTCAATTGGCCAGCATTGTTTTCACCTGACCATATACACCATTTCTTACCTTTCAATTTACTTAGTGCTGTTAAATACCACAAGATAAAATTTGTTTTACCTACATTATCTAAACCAAGAAACATATTAAAGTTGCCTTTCTTATATAAGAAGTAGTCATCAAGAATACAACCTATACCAACACCTTTTTTTATTCTACCTTCTTTAAATGCTTTTAAATAAGGGACTGTTGCTTTATCTTCTAAAATCATTTTTCAAGTAGTTTTTTTACCTCATCACTAACTTTTAAAAGATTGTCATTTTCGTAATTATCTTTTCTTTTCTTATCTTTTCTTAATGCTTTAGCGGTGCTTAAGCCCCCCTTACGACCATTAGAAACATTTCTTTTATGTTCTGCTAATCGTTCTTTGTGTTGTTCATCAAGCCATTTAATTTTAATATTATCTTCTTCAATCTTAAATAGTTCACAATCAAGCAGTAAGCTCCATTGTTTAGGTATTAAAGACTTTATTTGATTTCTTGTAACGTTACATTCTTTGCTCCAGT